CATCGCATTTATATGAGCAGTAGGCTGTGAACGCTCCGCTGTAATAGCCGCCGTATCGTCCAAAGAAGCTACCTGTTATGTTCGGTAACCCAGCCGACACCGCCCGACCAACCTCTGAAGAAGTGGTCGTGCCCTCGATGAACTTATGGTGCAAATTCGGTAGGTTGAACGTCGTCGAGCCGTTACCCGAGCCGTACTTCGTCCCGATCTTTGCAAAAAGCGCGGCGTAAGTCGTTCGACTCACCGCCGCCCCGTTGCACTGAAGCCATCCCGCAGGCACATCGTGGAAGGCCATGATCGCGCCAACCGGGATGCCCGTGTCTAGAGTTCCAAGGACTCGCTTGATTTCAGATTCAAGGTCGGCCTTGTTGACCTTGAGGTTAAGCGCCTTCGAATGTGCTGTCTTGGTGACATAAACGTTTGCAATGGCCTCAAGCAACTTCGATTTGAAGCGCGAGAGGCCGGTTAGATCAAGAAAACCGGCCATTTTTCACCTCAGTTGGTCATCGATTAAGCGAAGAGAGCGTCGATAGCGCTGGTAGCGATAGCGTCGACGTGGAAAGCACCGCCGAGCGGATCCCATTCCGTGCCCGTCCAGGCAAAGTTCGTGCCGGCGGGATTGTCGCCATGAGCGGCCTTAACGTCATACACGTCACCAGCCGTCAGTTCGGTCTTCGGCAGAGCTTCGAAGTTCTCGACAGAGCCCTTGAACTTGTAGACATTCGTGATGTCGGTCTTGAGGGCATACGGCGTGAGGTCAACGTTCACACCCTTGCTGTTGATCGGGAGCGCAGAGCCGTTGACAGACACCTTCTCGATCACGTTCACCTGAGCCTTGGCTTCAACGCCTTCAAGCTTGGTGAAGTGAGCGGCCGACATCAGGCCATCCTTTTTGCCAGATGCAGGCGCATAGGTCGTGTCCTGAGCCGGAATGCCGAGACTGGTGATGTCACCCTTCGTGACCGGCGTGGCGACGCTCACAGCACCCTTGTCGGTGACCGTCACCTTGTAGAGGCCATTTTCGTGAGGGGTGTAGACCTCAGGCGTGTAAACCGTCGTTTCCTTGCCATTGATCTTGACATTGCCGTTAGTTTCGCTTTCTTCGACCAGCGTTGCACCGGCAGCGATACCTTCGAGCTTGGTGAAGTGTTCCTTGCTCATAAGGCCGCTCTTCGAAGCAGAGGCGAGTTCGATTTGTTGCTGCGGGATCGCGATCGTGCCGAGTACCGCACCAGAGATCGACGTAAGCGAGACGTTCTGACCTTCGATTTTGATGGAGCCAGCGACCTTTTCCTTCAGCTTGCCGTCATAGTGGGTCAAGCCAGCGAGGTCGAGAAACTGAGTAGCCATGATAAAAAATTCCTTATTTAAAAGAGGTTGTCAATAAAAGTTGTGGGGATTTTCGTGGGCTGCTGAGCCTTAAGCCGCTCGATGGCGTCAGCGTTTTTGTCGACGCCTTCATCGGTGGCGTTCAGCCTTGCAGCCGTAATCACATCTCCTGTTTTCCAGTCGACCGGCAGATACGGATCGGTCGGGGTCTCCTGCGGGAGCCCCTCGACGATCGTCTGCGGCCGTAAAAAAGAAGGGCTGCGTCGGATAACCGTCACAGCCCTTCTCTCGGTAGTGCGCTCACTGGAAGAAAGCGCGGGTCGAATCACACTCACATGAATGCCTCCTTGTTAACTCTGATCAGCAAAAAGCCCATCAATTTCGGCGTCGCTCAAGATGCCGATGTTTGCTCTCGCCCGTGCCTGCTGCTCAGGGGTCGGTGTCTGCGCGTCATAGGTCAGTGCATTGACGTTTCTTGAGGCCGCATCTTCAGCTCGCTTCGCGGCATCTTCTGCGCGAACAGCTGATCCTTCTGCCGCCTGCGCGGACGCACTCGCCCCTGCCGCCGCCTGCTGAGCGGTCTGCATCGACTGCTGCGCACCCGTTGCGCTTGCGCCCGCAGAGTCAGCGGCAGCCGTAGCAGACGTTGAGGCATCAGAAGCCACGCTTGCGCTTTCGGAGGCCTTGGTCGCATACCACTTCGACGAGTATTCAGTGCCGTCGACCGTAAAGTCCTCGGGCTGTCCCTCGGCCGCAGAATTGCTCATCCAGCTCGCCCACTTTTCGGCGAGCAACGAGGAGTTTTGAGCCTGCAGCGCGCTCGAGGAGGCGTCTTGCGCGGACGAGGCGGCCTCCGTGGCCTTGGCCGTCGTGGTGGCGAGGAGTCCCTCCATTTCGACAAGAGTAGACTCTGCATCGATGACCGCCTGCTGAGCCAGCTTCTTCGCTTCGTCAGCGGTCGCAGCAGCATCGGTTGCCTTGCTCACAGCGAACGTAGAGTTCTTGTCCGCCTGCTGCGCAATGGCAAGCGCATCGCTCGAGTTTTGTTTCGCCTCACCTGCAATGGCAAGAGCAGACTTTGCGGTCGTCACCGCCGACTCCGCACTCGACTTCGCTGCGTTGGCTGTCGAGACGGCGGTCGCCGCATTGGACTCGGCCGTCTGGATGCGCTTGTTCCACGACTCAACCGTTGTCGTCAGCGTCTTGACTTGAGAGAGCGCTGAGTTCGCCGTTGAGACCGCTTGAGACGAGTTGTTCAGAGCGGTCTCTGAGTTGTCGTTCGCGATCTTCGCCAGACGAAGAGCCTCGGTAGCATCTGCGTTGCCTTCGGACGCATAACGAGCGAGATCGTTAATCGCATCTTCCGTCTGCGTGATGAAGCTCTGCCCCGAAAGCGTCCCGACCGCCGTATAGACGTAATGGAATAAAAATTTTTCTGCCATTTCGCCCTCTTATTCAGGTAGCTTTACAAAGAAAGCCAGTTTGAAGAACGGCGGCAGCGGAAGTTTGACCGTGTGCGAATGTGACGCGCCGTCAAGCGTGTGCGTGTGTCCCTGATTGCCGCCGACGGACTCGAGGGTGACGTCGTGTGAGTGAGCGCCATCCGTAGACGTGCGCCCCGTCCAAGTGCGCGCGGCGTCGAACTGACACCGCACCGACGTGTTTTCAGAGTCTCGGTTGTCGCTATCCCAACAGTCCCATTCGCCTGCGTAGAAGCTGCCGGTCACATAACGCTGCTTGTGATCATCGACGGGGAAGGAGCCCGTGATGTTCATCGTGCCGCGCGAGTGCGTATGCCCGGACACCGCCGCAGCCTTGCCGGTGTGCGAGTGACTGGGGATCTGGTCAACGGTCAGAATCGTTTCGCCAACCGTCCCCGCAATCTTTTTGTCATCCGTCCCTGCGGTCAGCTTGCCACCAACCTGTCCAGACTCGCCTACGGTGCTCGGGAGAATAAACTTCCCAATCAAGTCTGGAACAGTACCTCCGAGGCCGTCGGAGCCACCGTCACACAACACATATCGCTCGTCGGCCGCTGTCTCGCCCCACGGAATCAAGCGACGTCCGTCGCTGCCACCAAGACGGCAATTCGCAAAAGGCGTGATCTGACCTGCTATAACGCTTGGTGCGTCCAAATTTTTCCAAACGGCCTTGTTCGACCCAGGCGTGACAAGCGACGTGCCCGGGCCATTCTCGCGAAGACAGCGATACTTAGTTCCGTTGAGCATGACCTCATTACCGACCTCATAGTCGAGGTCGACGGAATAGTTCATCACGCCGCCCTGCTGATACCAAAGCAGAAGCTGGGATAGCAGGTAGAACGCACCGTTGAAGTCTTGACGCTTCGGCGGGATGCCGCCCTCTGCGAGCGGCATGGAGTTGACTTCCGTCCACCCCTTGTTCTGCGAAAAGCGGCCAGTGCCCGCCTCCTGCGAGGTTGCGGGCGGAATCGTTTTGTCGCCCTCTGCGGCCAGTGCCGAGGTCAACAGGTGTTCGGGATAGTTGCTCATCAATCAATCTCAATTGTTCTGCCGGGATTGAAAACGCCGACGTCGAAAGGCATGAGGGTCGACCCCTCAAAGCCGAAAATCTGCTCGTCGGGATAGATGACGAGAAGATTGGTCAGAACGCCCGCTGGTCGATTCAATAGGCCGTAGGTCTGCAAAATCATTGCCTGCAGGTCGGAAATGTTCCCGATGATGACAATGCTGTTCACGCTCATGTCGAGATAGTCCACGACGAAAACCGTGGTGTCCGTCAGGCGCTGTAGCAGCTTGTTCGCGGCGTCCGCCGAGCCGTTCGAGATATTGCAAGCGGCGCGGTAGAGGATCAGGAAGCGGAAGTAGTCATCATCAAAGCGCACGTACTCGCCGCGCACCTTGATGAAGCGGTCTACGCCGACTTTCTGACCCCACCAGTCGAGGTAAACGCCGTAGGCGGTCTGGGGATCCATCGCCGCCGCGCGCAGGCGCTCGAGGTCGGGCGTGGCGTCGATCACATCCTGCATCAGGCTTCCCAGATTCTGAAAGTCCGCACTGAAGGCGTACTGCGTCTGGATAGCTTCAGACTGCGTGGAGGCGACATCGGGGATGCCCTGCACGTCCTCAACGGATGCGAAGTTGAACCATGTCTGTGTGTCCGCCATGCCTTACCTCTCGTACACGAAGACGATGTTCTCCGAGGAAATCGAAGGCTCGACGTTGGCGGGGATCTCCACGGAGTCAACCCACCCTGCATCGCCGAGCTGAATCTCGATCTTGCGCACGGGAGCCGTAGTCTTGGGGATCGCCACGCCGTAGAAGCGGGACGCGTAGACCTTCGTAGCCAGTTTGATGCGCGGGTTCGAGCCTTCGCCCGAGAAGTCCGCAATCAAGGCCGCCTTTACGTCCGCTTCCTCATACGGGTTCACGGACTCGGCGTTAAACGTCACGCGCACCTTGAAGTCCTGCGCGCTCGGGCGGGTGATGCGGTACGTGTACGTCGCGTTGAAGTGATCCTTTGCGATGTACGTGACCGAGTAACTGCCCGTCGTGCCGCACCCCATGTCCTTTCGTCGGTAGATGGTCTCGGCGATTGCCTCATCATCCCCGCCCACGATGCAGACCGCGATGCTGTGCGGCTCGATGCGCAGGCCGAATTCCGTCTTGTACTCGTTCGTGAAGTTCTCTAGCACCACGCAGTCAAGCACGCCGTCAAGCTCTGCCAGATTCGCCTGAATGGCCTCCAAGCTACCCAGAGCATTGATCGCGTAGCTCTCCGTGATGCGCGCGAGGTACTCGCTGTCAGGTTCCCTGCTGCGTCCGAGAGCGCCCGAGTCGGGATTCGTGACGGCATCCCACCCTGCGACGATCGTGACGATCTTCGTCACCGTCCCAGGTGCGACCTCGACCGAGCCGTGCTCGACCGAATCGAAAGTCGTGGTGACCGTCCCATCGTCCCCGATCACCGCACCGCCAACAGCGGAGTGCCTGAAGTTATTCCCGTTGGTGTCCTGCACAATCGCGCCATAAGGGATCACAGTGCCCTTCAGGCCTGTCAGAGTGCAGGTAACCACGGAAGGCTCTGAGAGCTTGCGGTCGATGCCGTAGAGGCCGCCAATGGCGTCGAGGAAGACACCACGAGCAGTCTGGGGGTTGAGCTGATTGGCAAGGTATGCGATCTCGGCATTCTTCGCCTCGATCTCCGCAGCGACCAGGTCGACCACTTGCCCCATCGGGGAGGTCGGTTCAACGTTCACGTCGGGACGGTCGGGATCGGAGCGGAACGCCTTCACGATGCCCTTTGCGAAGTCCTCGCGAATCTCGGAGGAGTCGGGCACAACCACGCCCGTCAGTTCATCAAATTTCACTACGGCCATGATCGCCCTCAGTTGTTCGGATGGTGATGCGCCCCGTCAGTGTGCGGGCGCGACTGTCCACGTCGTCAATCTCCACGGCCTCCACGGCCTCCACGCCCTCGACCGACAAGGCCGCATCCCTCAGGCGGGCGGCGGTCACGGCCTTCTGCACGGGCTTGCCCAACTGATCGGAGAACCAGTCGATGCCATGCTCCGCGTAGAAGTACAGGTCATCGGTAAAGCACCTGCATTCGTTCGAGACGTTCTGCAGTGTCGCCGCCGTGCCCTCGAGCATCTTCAGGTTCCCGTTGCCGTCGAACGTGAAACAGGCGGACGCGGTGAGCTGAGGCGTGTAGTTCGTGTGAGCCATTACTGTGGTGTCCCTGTTGTCCCGCCCGAGTCGCCCGGGTGGGTGTGAGTGTCAAGCGAGACGCCCGCCGCCACAACGTCGCCCGTCGTGGTGAGGGAGCCGTCGACCGATGCGCCAGAGCCGCCGGAGATGGCAAGCCCGCCTTTGCCGGTGATGAGACCCGTAACGGTCAGCGTCCCCGTGCAAGATGTCGCAGGCGTGTCGAGCGTGACCGAGGACGAAGCCTCGACCCGCGCCGTATCGCACTTGATCGTGAGCGCGGGCGTCTCCTCGTTGATGCTCTGGGGAGCTACGACGTGAATCGTGCCCTCTTCCTCCAAGTGGATGAAGGTGGTGGGCTTCTTCCCCCAGAACCCGCCGATGTAGAACCCGTCGGACATATCGAAGCAACGGAAGCTACCCGGCTGCACGGGCGTAGCCTCGCCGTTCAGTGCGGACACATCCTGCTGAGCGAAGATCGCAAGGCCGATGTCACCGGGCTTCGGGTCGACGATGATTGCCGCCGTCCCATGCTGAAGCCTGAACCACCTGAGCTTCGGGATCGAAACGTTCGGGATTGCCTCGCCCGAGGCGGTGCGCATCTCGACCAAGGGCGTCGCAGAGAGGTACTCCGCGCCGTTGCCCTCGCCCGTGCGGTTGACTGAGTCCACGCGGACGGGGATGGCCGTATTGACCATCCCCTTCACGATTGACTGAATCATGAAGTGCAGGGCGTTGAGTTCGGAGCTAGCCGTGAACTCAGAGGTATTGAGCTTCAGTTCGTCACTCATCGAGCCACATCCCCTCGAACGTTGTGCGCCACGAACCGCCGCCGGGCTTGTGTGCCGTTAGGTCGTGGGAAAGGTTGACGATCTTCCAAGTGCCCGAAGCGGACGGGACGATGGATTCGACGCACACCGCCGCACCGATGCGGAGATCGGGGCGGAAGTACGAAACGACTTGAATGCCGTTCTGCGTGAAAGTCGGGTACCCGACCATCCCAGTGTCTGCGGAGACAAGCGGGATCCCGCCCGTCTCTCTCACCTTGCCGCGCGGCAGGAGGACGATCTCATCGTCGTCGATGAGGAGGTCTGCGCCGACGCTGTTGGCGATCTGTCGCATCTTCGTGATCGGATCGCCCGTGATGATGCAGTCTGAGAGCGTCGCCTCGACCCCATCATTGCGGAACGTCTTGCCCGTCTTCTGCGCGAGCATCCCGACGGTTTCCGCCGCCGACTGCTGACCCGAGATGGCCAGTTGCCCCTCAGGTTGCAGTACGGGGTAGCTACCCGTCTGGGCTTCCATCTTCATCACGGGGCAAGCCCCGTTCAGATCGGCGTAGGCGTTCGTCACCTCGCCCTGAAAGACCACGGAGTAGTTCCCGCCCTCGCCTGCTTCGACTTGGAGCAGGTTCCATCGGCGACCGAGCGGGCGGAAGGAGAGCATCGTGAGCTGAGCCATCGTGTCAAGTGACAGCCCATAGACCTCGACCGACGCCTTCGCGAAGTCCACGCCACCCTGTTTCGAGATCGCCACATGAGTAGCGAAGCCCGTGAGCGTGTAGACGTTGTTCGCACCCGCCTTGTCGAGCGTGACCGTCAGGCGCAGCGCCTTTTCGGAAAAAGTCACGCCTGCCATTTTTCGCCCTCTGCCAAGTAAATGAGGTAGTACCGATCAGACAGTCCTGAGTAGTCCGGGTGGGAGTCCCCTAGCACGTCATGAAAAACCAGACGCCCCGAAAAGGCGGTTGTCTTGAAGATCGGTACAGGGCTTCCGTTGTTGCAGATATGCCCGGTAACCACGTCGACCTGGTCGACTGCGAGACTCAGATAGAGCGCCCCGCCGTTTTGCTTAAGGCTGATGGTGCAGTTCTGTCCATCGAGAACAACGGAGAACCGTTGATTCGGAATGTTGGAAAGCGGAATGCGCATCATGAGAACAGCCCTCCGAGAAGCGTAGTCTGACGCTTGCCGCCGTCAACCTTGCTAGCACCCGTCGCCTTCTTCGGCGACCACGCCACGGAGCCGCCGCCGACGTTGGCGGAGCGGACTTCCTGAAAGGTGAGGTCAACGGAGAGCAGGTTCGCCCCGCCCGTAGAGGATCGGGTCGAGCTTGCGGCGATCAGCGTCATGTTCGAGCGTACCGTGGTCGGCGTGACCACCGTGAACGCCTCCAAGCCCTGCAGAGCGGCATCGATCTTCGCGATCGCAGCTTCCTGAGCGGCATAGTCGCCCGAGAAGAGGAGCGTCACGGTGATCTGCTGTGGCTGGGCGACCTTGTCATAGGCGTAGAGCGCGCCGTTTTCCTGCGGCTCCACGGGGACGACGGCAGAGGCGTCCTCGCCCAGATCGTCGATAGAGTCGTAGTCGCAGATAGGGTTGCCCTTCGCATCGAGGATAGCCCACGAGAGAATTTCAACTGACATGAGTTACCCCTTTTGGACAACGCCCGAGACCGAATTCTGGATGTAGTCTCGCGCCTTGCCCATCGCCTTATGGACACTGCCCGCAACGGCTTCGCCGATTGCCTCGCCGTCGCCCGAGGCGTTGACCGTGGTCTGCACCGTCACCTTCATGTCGGTGTTGACCGCGTTCGAAGCGCCCGCGTTCGATGCCGCAATCCCTGCCGGCGCACCGGCCACAGCAGGGGTCGGTGACGCAAGCAGGGAAGACATCCACCCGCCCACCTTGTCGGTGAGGCCGTCGAGGAATCCGCCCGTCTGCCTGTCCGTGGGATCGGCCTTGACCGTCACCTCGCCCTTTTGCGGGGCGGGCGCGGGTTCCTTCGCCTCGTCGCCGAAGCCGAAGAAACTGCCGACCTTTCCGAGGATCCCCTTTGCCTTGTCGGCAAAGGCGTCGAAGCTCCCGAAAAGCCCCTCGAAGGCCTTCTTGATCTGACGGATCGGGAACATCAACGCGTCGTAGATGGCGGACGCCGCCTTGTCGGCAGCAGGCCTCAGGCCGTCAAGCGATTCGGGCAGGAGACTGCGCAACGGCTCGACCAGCCACGCGAGGAATTTCTCGTAGATGTAGCTGATCCCGTTGTCGAAGCCCTTGACGAACGCATCGGGCAAACCGCCGAGCGCATCGGCGATGTAGTCGATGAAGCGGAAGCCCTCAACGATGCCACCCCAGAGGGTCGACCCGATGGATCCCGCAACGTCGCCTACCTTGGCGAAGAAGTCCGTAAACGCCTTCGCGTCGGGGAGATGGAACAGGTCGGCGAACCATGCGCCCATCTCCTTAATCACATCCCAAGCCTCACCGAGCGCGAGCTTGATGTTGTTCGGGATGTTCCACACGGCGCGGCAGAAGCTCAGGATGTTCTGCCTGATGTTGTCGACCTCCTCACTGGTGAGACCGCACCACTTCATGAACGACTCAAGCGCCGATATGTCGCCTTCGAGGAAGCCCGCGAAGTCGTCGATGACCACGCTGGCCGCAACGGCAGCGGCAATCAGAACGCCCAGAGGGTTTGCCAACAGCGCGGCGTTGAACGCCTTGATGACGGGCATCCCCTTCACGAAGACGTTCACGAAAAGGCCAGACGCCTTGACCGCCGCAACGATGTTGCGCAGGTACGCCCCGCCGAAGATGGCGGCAATCGCCCCGGCGGCTATCTTCACGAAGCGGGAATGCTCCGCAAGATAGCCCACACCCGAACTGATCGTCTTCATGACGGCGGTAAGCGGCGGCATCACTGCCGTGAGAAGCACGCCACCGAGCGATGAAGCCTGGTTCGTGAAGTTGCGCCACTGGCGATTGAATTCACGGGCTAGCTTGACCTGCTCATCAGTGAAGGCGACACCCTCGAAGGCCTTGGCGGCCTCCTCCGCATTGTCGCGGTACTTCAGAAACACGGCGGCGGCATCGGCAGACAGCCCCTGCGACTGCAGGAAGTACTCCGCCTGCCTTTGGCTCAAGCCCTTGATATGGTCGCCCATCTCAAAGAAAGCTTTCTCGCCTCTGCCCGTGGTCAGGATGAAGTTTTCAAGGGCACCCTTGAAGGCTTCCTGACTGCCGCCTGCATCCTCATTTGCCTTCGCCCATGCGTCGATCTTCTGGGCAGACACGCCCAGCCGGTCGGACAGGATTGCCAACGCGTTCCCGTCTTGGACGAAGGATTGAAAGAGGGCAGTCCCGCCGAACGCCGCGAGGAGTGGCGCACCAAGCGCCATGATCTTCTCGCCGATAGCCCCGACCTGCTTGCCGAGGGTATCCATTGCGCGCCCTGCGACAAGTGCCGCCTTCTGACCGCTTGACCCAATTTCGAGAATGCGTTCTGCGACATCGTCCGAGACGTTGCCGAGCACGAGTCCCGATTTCGTGGCGTGTGCCGCCAGTCGGTCGACCGCCTCGCCCGAACGCTCTGCGCCGCGTGCGAAGTTGTCGATGCCCTGTGCCGCTTGATCCAAACCGTCCTTGAGCTGTTCGGAGTCGAGGCCGATCTTCACTAACAGACTGTCGATGATGTTGTCGGCCATTTAGATTTTCTCCTCAGCTTGTTTTGCCGCCAACCACTTGTGGTAGTTGTCCAACAGAAGAACCTCATCGAGGTTAACGGCATCCTCGTATGTAAGAACGGTTTTTAGCTCCGCCAGTGACGCGAGGCGAGCGGAGATGAGACGCCCCGCGAGCGGCGGAATGTTGGCGTAGGAGGCAACCCCTCTTACGCCTTCACAGTCGGCTCGGAAGCCTGCCCACCGAGGAAGCCGGACAGGTTTGCGTTCTGCAAAAAACCGAAGTTCGCCTTGAGCGCCTCCACGCGAAGGCTAAGAAGCGTCAACGGCGACTGAATCATGCCGTCGTCGGTCACGCTCTTCTTCAGTTTCCCGACGCGCACCTTGCAGCAGGCGAGCAGTTCGTCGAGCAGGGGAGCGGCCTTCTCGTACTCGACCTTGCACAGCGCGGCAACCAGACCTCGATAGTCCTTGACGCCTTCGGCGGTGATGGCCTCGCGTCCGAGCAGGAGACCTGCGCGGATCAGCCAACCTTCCGCCTTGAAGGCACTCATCTTCTCGATGACGAAGGTCATGTCGTGGCCTGCGTCATTGATCTTCAGGGTAATGTCATCCATTTCCGACTTCTCCTCAGTGCGTCAATCAGGCGACTTCCTGAAATTCCATGGTCCACGTCGTGGGCTGAAGGGTCTTCTGAACGCTCGGGAGGTTCGGGCCGTTCTTGAGGGCACCTCGGCGGAAGACGATGGTCTTTTCAAGGGCGGGCACGAAGACCGTGAGGGTAAGCTCATACGGCTTGCAGTTGGCGCTCATAGCGTCGCGGATAGTCTCGAAGACCTCGAGGCTCGGGGAGTTGGCTTCAAGCACGATGCTGACGGGCTGAATGTTCTTGACCACGCCGGAGACCATGCGGCCATCAACGCCGCGACGGTTTTCGGACTGGTCCACGCCGTCGGCAGTCATCACGCTGTCGGCGGAGAAGCCTTCGAGCTTCACGCCGGACGGGTAGAGATCTTCACAAGCGAGAATGATCTGGACGTTCGCACTGGTTACGTCAAAGTAATCGGCCATTTTTCGGCTCCAAGAAAAAGGGCTCCCGCGCGGGAAGCCCTTTCGTTACAGGATGGATTAGATGATGCTGATAATTTCTGCAGAGATTTTTTGGACGCTGCCCGCGTAGCAATACAGAATTGACACGATGGGCGAGCCGCGTTCCGCGCGAACGTTGGCGGCGGGCATCTCGATGTTGTACCAGTAGCCCTTCGTGAAGAGCGCACCGGTGATGTCCTGACCGACTTCCTGCATGATCTGCGCACGCTGAGACTCGGAGAGATCGAGACCCGGGTCGATGACGCCATTACGCAGGCAGAGGCTGATCGGATCCTGAAGCCAGGCGGAGATGTATGCGCGGCCCATGTCGTTATACGGAGCGCGGTTGATCGCCTTGAAGCCGTCCATGCACGAACGCTGAATGGCGTTGCGCAGGTAGATCGAGCCGTAGAGCACGTCGATGAAGCCGTAGTAGTCAGAGCAGAGCGCGCCCGTATTCATGAACTGGAAGGCGTCGTTACGCGTGGCGAAGTTGCCGAAGTAGGAGCAACGGATTGCCTCAAGCGCATCGGCGGCGGCTTCGTTCTGAATCGTCGGGGAGAGACCCGTAGCGGACTTGGCGAACCAGACCTTCATGCCCTGATTTCTCTGCCAGTCGATCGAAGCGCCGACAGCGAGGACGAAGGCGGCAAAGGCGGACGTACCGTAGAGGCAAATCGCGCAGTTGAATCGATCCTTCATCTTGGCGGGCTTCGTCTCGGCCTGCGTGAGCGTGTCGATGCAGCGGACATCCGTCGTCCAATCGACGTACACGTAGTCGTCATCAATGTCCGCCCATGCGGCAAAGCCTTCGGCCTGTTCGAGCGTAGCTTCCCAAAGCGTGGTGAAGCCGACCCAGTTGCGAGTGACGGAGCAGACGTTCTCAAGCGCGGCGGCGGGAGTCTGAATGTCCGCGCCCGGGGAAACCACAGCACCGAGGGAAACCGTGAGGCCGAGCGCATCGCTCAGCCCCGTGCCCTTGACTCCGGAGGCGACGAGGGATTCGCCGACGATGGCCGTGCCCACGGCGGCAACGCCGACCAGGTTCAGGGAGGCATCCGCGCCCGTCTTCTCGGTCGTGAAGGTGAACTTCTGGGAGTTGGCGTCATAAGCGCCCGTCACACCGGCAATGCCTTCGGCAACCTTGGCGGCAACCTCGGAAAGAGAGGTGCAAGCGGAAAGGTCGATGTTCTCGGCGGTGACTTCCTCGCCGTTGACCTCGAGCGTAAGCGTGCCGTCCGTGATGGCCTTGAAGGTGGCGAGCTTCGTCGTGACCGTACCGCCGCGCACCCAAGCGGGAGCGGCTTCGGAGATGAAGCGACCGATCACGATGGCGTTGACGGCCTTCTGCTGATTGGTGACGCCCGTGAAGTACTGCTGAGCAAAGACGGTTTCCTCGGCCTCGCTGCCGAAGAAATCGGCAACGGCAGCGGCGGAGGAGAACTCGACGGCGGGAACGTCGGAGGGGATAAGGGCCGACTTCGTGAGGAGCAGGCCGTTGGTTTCGAGGTCGGAGCTACCGCCAGAGATGACGCGCGGCGTGACCTTCACAATGTGAGATGCAGGAATCATTGCTTTTCCTTCGGTTTGAATTTCACGTCAACATTGGCAAGGTCTACCTCGACGAAGCGGAACCCGTCTTGGTCTATCTTCAATGTGCGCTTGAATCCGAGGTGGAACGTGACCGCCCATCTCGGGACGTACCGCCCCGAGTCCGTCGGAGCAGTGAGATTCTGAAGGCCGTCGACGTACTGGAGGTCGAGGCCGTAGGCGCGGAAGTGATCCGCACCGTAAGTTGACCGACCCGCAAGCTCGTATGCCTGCGCTCGATCGCGGGCAGCGAAGCGGTCTGCGCTGTAGCAGTCCACTTGAACCACCAGGTCGACATACTCATGAAGTAGAGAGGTCTCAGAGACTGCGTCATGAGTTTCGATCGTCGATCCGCGCCGCGTCATGCTGATCGGCGTGAATACGGTGAAATCGTTGTCCTCAGGCAGACCGAGGTCGTTGGCGAAGCCGTTGATGAGATGCCGCGCATCGTCGTTCGCATACGGCGGGACGGCGAACTTCCTGAGGTAGCTTCGGAAGGCTTCGGTGATCTGCTCCTGCTTTACAGCGGCAAGTGGCATAGCCCCTCCTCAGTCTCGTAGTAGATGTCCACAGGGGTCGTCTGTTGCTGGCACTGCAGGCTGACCCACCCGCTACGGGTGAAGTCCTCGATGACGGCGTTGACAAGCCATACACGCCCGTCATCGCCTCTCAGGTAGTCGCCAGTGCGACCGAGCGGACGGTTGACCGACCAGGCTCCCGTGTCTGCGAAAACCCAGATCTTGCGAAGCGTTGCAGCCTGCGTGATTGCGTCGACCTGTTGTACCACGTCGGGGCCGAGCGACTGGATCTGCATCGTCAGCTCCCCGAATTCCTCGAAGAGCTGAACGGCGTCCCCTCGCTCACCGTCGACGTAGCGACCCGTGGAGCGGTAGAGCGTGGCGGCCTGATCAGAGTGCAGGTGGTGAATCGCCTTTCGCACGATTTTGTGAAGATTGACTGACATCCATCACCCCTTGATTTCGTAGCCGACAGAGTGGAGCATCGTTCCGACCTTGACAAGCGCCTTGTCGCGCCCAGAGCCAGAGTCGGCAGTGCGGTTGCGTCCCTTGCGTTCGTCCTTCACGTCGTAGAGCAACGTCGTGAGGAGCGAGCGGTCCGGGAACTTCGTACTGCGCGAGCCGTTGTTTCGGATCGTCTCCTGAATGTCGACCTGCGCCTGACGCGCCATGATCTCTAACGCGGCTCTGGCGTCCTTGACGCCCTTGGCCTTGAGTCCGGCGGCAAGGATCTTCTTCCAGTTGCCGACCTCATCGGCGAAGGTTGCACGCATGAACGGACGCGGCGGGGAGCTGAGAGGCGTCCCTGGCTTGAGCATGATCCCGAAGTTACGCAGGAAATACCCCGTCTGTTTCTTCGTCGTGCGTTGCACCCATCCGTACTCGTTGTACGTTGCGTAGGTCGCAACCTCTGGGTCTGTGATGCCGATCTCCGCGTAGGGCGCGCCCACCTTGCCGACTTCGGCAGCGAGCTTGCGCACGCCCGTGGTGCGATTGACCTTGATCCCCATGTTTACCCCCACGGGTGATAGGGCTTGGCATAGTAGAGCTTCGCGCCCGTGCGGTACGGCATCGTGAGTACCCAGAAGAGCGCGCCGCACTTCGTCAGGTTCCACCAGGATCCCGCCTCGGTCTTGCTCTGCAGGTTCTCGAACGACGTGGAGACACTGCCCTCGGTCGCAGAGGCGATGCGGGAGGGTTGATCCAACCCGTTCCCGTCAAGCGAGAGGAGGTGACAGAGAGCCGCCCACAGGATCGGTTGCATCTTGGCCTCGGGGTACGGGAAGTTTCCTTCACCGTCCCCGAGGAGAACCTTCACGGCCTCCCAAGATGCCGCGAGCTGTTCTGCGCTGACCGCCTCCTCGGTGAAGGCGGGGTACGCCGCGCGGAAGGCGGCGGCATCAAGTTCATAGAAGGCCATTTTGTTTCCTTACTTGGCGGTGACTTCGACGCCCATCTTCGTCGGATCGGCGGCCTCGAGGCCCGTTCGCATCTCGGCAATCTCGGACGCGGCGGCCTTGAAGCCCTTCACGTCATTCACGGGATAGATGCAGGGCATGGAGCCGTTGCGACCCGTGAAGGCGATTTCCTTGCCGTGAGCGGCGATCAGGTTTTCCCAGTCGGACTTCGGTAGCTGCACGCACAGAGCGTTGCCGGGCATAGCGAGGACGCCCGACTTCATGCCGCGCAGATTGTCGTTGATGCCGGGGAAGCGGATGGACTTCGTGCCACCCTTGCCGTCGGGGATGTCGTCAAAGCGCAGGGCAAAAGGCAGACAGCAGGCGATGGCAATCGTTTCGCCCGCAACGGTGACGGCCTTCTTTTCTTCTTCAAGGGTGGAAGTCAGAACCTCGACGCCCTCGGCGGCAGTCGCCTGTGCCTTCTTTCTCGTAGTGGTAGCCATTGAATTTTTCTCCTCGTTCGATGGCGGGGGCAAGGCCGAAGCCCGCCCCCTAGGAAGCCCGAACAGATTCGGGCATGGTGGTTAGATGCCGAGCATCGTGGCGATCAGGTGCGGGCGGCGGATCACGCAACCCCACGTACCGCCGACGGCCTTCTGCACCCAGGAGGTGGAGTAGGCTTCGACGTTGCCGAAGCGCATCTTTTCAGAGTAGGCGCACTCGGCAGTGACTTCGCCGAACAGCTCGGGAACCGTCAGGTAGAGCATGGACCCCGCTTCCGTCGTGAGCTCGGGAAGGTAGAGCACCTCGAGGTTCGGGTAGTTGCTCTTGAGCAGATCAAGAGCCGTCAGACCGAAGGCGTTCGGCATCTGAAGATACGTGGCGCGGTCGGAGGCGACGGCAAGACGGAACTTGCAGGAGGCGTCAACGTTGCCGGCGTTGTTCTTGATCAGCTCGTTGATGAGCTTGGCGATGTCGTTGAAGACGATGTTTGCCATCTGGTCGGTGTTGGCGGCGGTCTTGTCAGCCCACGTGGACTTGCCGCCGACCGACACGGGGGTGACGGACTCAGGCAGGTTCGGGTCGTTGAGAGCGCCGTAGTTCTGCTTGCCGGCAACGCCGTAGAGGTAGAAGCGGTTGTGCGCACGGGCGAGGATATTGGCCGCGCCGCGCTGCTTGGCACCCGCAAACTCGAGGCGAGCCTTAGCGCCCGTGGCAAGTTCGCGTTCGCCGTACTTCAGCGTCGTCTGGAAGATGAAGTTTTCACGGGTCGGGAACTCGTAGTTCACTTCGGACGTGACGTTGTTCGTGAAGTCAGAGTACGGCGTAACGTCGCCCACGACCTCCTCAACCGGGAACTGCATGAAGCTGTCGGCCCAGTCGCCCTTCTTCGTTTCGTTGAAGAGCTTCGTGGCGTTCATCGCACCGAACAGGATCGTCGTAACCTGCGGATCGATGTACGTGACGAGGGCGGCGGGAACGCCGACGTTCTTGGCGGTGGAGAGGGCGGCGTCCTGAGCGATCTTGCCCTGCGTGACCTTGGCGTAGTCCGTGACGATGCGACCAGAGGCGTCGCGGTGGTACGGCATGACGCCAACGGCATACGGGGAGCTGATGCCGAGGCTCTTAAGATATTCGAGATTCGTGTCCATTGTTCAGTCTCCTTTTATCGGCGGGAGATGATGATGATGTCGCCCTGAGCCTTCGCGGCCGTGACGACGACCCAGCCGGTGTCGTTTTCGCTGCCGACAGTGCCGTAAGACACGACGCCATCAGCGGGATTGCAAAGGACGGCCTGACCGACCGTAGCCTCGCCAGCGGCTTCAACGTAGAAGTCACCGCGCACGGCGATCGTGAGTTCAGCACCGTTCGGGTAGGCTTCGGAGCCGTCGACGCCGCACGGGACGGCGGCGGTGAAGGTGCGTTCGACGAGACCGACGAGGGTCGTACCCTTGGCAGAGGCGACGGGGAAGGCGACGCCCTTCTTATCGGACGTGCCTTCGAAGACGAACTTGCCGGCGGCGGCAGTGCCGTCGGAGAGGTAGTTAAGCGGCGTGTAGACCGCAGTGTGAGCGGCGACTTCCTGACCCGGAAGACCAACGCTCGGATAAAGATTCACAGTCTTCTGCATAATCTGTTTTCCTTAGAGACGAACATTGATGCCCGTTGCGAGGTCGACCGTGGCCGACTCATCGAGCTTGGAGTCCTGAGCAATGCCCTTCGCGGCGGACTTCTGACCGCTGATGAAGCCGAGGTAAACGGCTTGAGCATTCATCTTCGTGACGCCGCGCATGGGAGCGCCCATCTGCTTGAGTGCGGCGAGATAGACCGCACCTGCGGAGTCAAAAGCGGACGCGCGAACGCGACCGAGAACCTTTCGGCATTCGTCGATGGCATCGAACTTCTGCTCGAGCTTGCGAATGGCGGCATCCTGCGCAGTGGCGGGCTGCTCCTCTTCGTCGGCAGCGGCTTCAGGTTCTTCGTCCTCGGCGGGTTCTTCGTCGCACGCAGGTTCATCCTGGTCGGCGGCGCATTCCTCATCCTCTGCTTCAGGCTCTTCGTCCTCGGCCTCGCCCTTGAAGTTCATTCCGGCCTCGAAGGCCTTGAGCACTTCGGGATTGTCGGCATCGACGCCTGCGGCCTTGGCGGCCTCGACCACGGGGTTGACTTCCTCGGCTTTTTCGGCCTCGGCTTCTTCGTCCGTGGCGGCGGTCGGGTCGACCTCCTCATCAGCGGCCTGCGGCTCGGCGGTGGCGAGCTCGTTCAGTGCCTGCAGAAGGGCGGCGGCTTCCTCGTCAGTAGCGCCGCGTTGCTTGAAGGCTTCGACGATGGCCTCGATCTTCGCGGCCTTGTCGTTGTCTTCGGTCACAGTGGTTTCGTTGTCCACAATTTCCCCCGTTTCGGTGGTTTCATGGAGGTCACGGAGGTCATCCGCGAGCCTTCCGATTTCGTCGGCGATCCGCACTTCGGTCTCTTCGACCTCGGGAGCATCGCCCGCCTTGATCGGCGTTTCTTCATTCATCGCTTTTTCTCCCAGTTCCAAAGCGTGATCCTCGACGATGCAGGAAGACCCTGCTCGTCCCTCCTCCACAAGCGCAAGGTGCTGTCCGCGAATCCTGCGCATGATGAAGTCATACGTCTGGCCGTTCCACTCGCCCGAGCGCATCTCAGGCTCGTAGTGGTACGCCAGTGAAAGCTGTCTCATGCTCCCGTCTCGGATGCGGGCGCAAGCGTCCGCGTCTTGGATGTGGAGCGAGTTGCTCAGGTACGTGCCGTCGAACTTCGCCGAATCCCCAGTCGAACCCACGCGCGTGTCCTTGGCGGGCGCGGCGGGGTAGTCGAGGTGATGATTGAGCTGAATCGGAATCCCAATCACGGAGCGCACCGTCTCGGGATCGGACAGCTCCTCGGCAGATCGGTACCCGTAGTAGATTTTTTCGGGATCAAGTCCGAGCCTTTCAGAGTCGGGGATTTCGCGTCCGTAGTACGGCGCGACCTGAACTCTGGTGAGGTTCGACCTGTCCACGTGCATCCTGCCGTCCTCGTCGTGCCAACGAAAAGTGACGGCGGAGTCAAAAGCCAAAGTAGTCATGATCGTTAAACGTTGAAGGGCAAAACAGGGCGATAGATGCACCTGCAGAACCTGAGTTCTCCGGGGACGACGTTCGCGCCCACGTCCTTGTCGTAGAGGCCGACATCAAGATCGAACGTCTTTCCGTGCAGCGCGCGGTGCGTCTCTCGGGAGGTGTACTGACCTGGCACGTGGATCCACACGCCCTTAGTTACCCCCAGCTCCGCATCGTTCGCGCGGAGGATGCTCTGGGTGATGCGGCATGTCTGGTCAATCGCCCAGCTCGTCGCGGTGCTCTCGTCGAACCCGCCGAAAGACCTGAGCGTTTGCTTGACCTTGGAAACCGTATGCCCTTGCGCGAGGCCTTCGGTGATGACCTGTTGCAGGCGCGAGGCCTTGGACAGTGCCAGACGCTCGATGTTCCCGACCGACTCCTCCACGATCGAAGGAATTAGCCTTGCGGCGGTCGGACTGATGTGCTGTCGCACAACGGGGATCGTCCACTTGTCCTTGAAGACTTCGGGCGAGATTCCCGCAGAGAGGTACGCCTGCTTCTGTGCGTTCGTCACGTCAGCGGCAATGGAACGCGCGACCCACTGCGCGAGCTTCTCGGCAGAGCGGTCGAGATACCCTGTCCACCTGACGATGTTGCGACTCACGTAGTCGTCGATGTCCGCAGCGAACGCGGCGGGATCCCGCTTCCACGCTGCCAGTACCCGCGCACGAATGCGCCTGAGCTTTTCACGGTCAGCCTTGCGCGTCGGCTTGGAGAGCGACCAGTCTTGCGCGACCAGGTCACCCGCGTCGGCAACGTGCAGGAGGATCTCGTCGGTCATCAGGTCGAGGAACTGGTTTACCAGTCGGTTGACCCTCTTGGCGTACTCTCGCCTCGTGCCTGCGTTCGGCTCAATCGCCCTCGTCGTCTTCATGCTTGCCTCCCATGAGGGCCGCGAGCAGGTCGCTAGACCCGTCATCGGTCATCAGCTCCCCTTCCTCGCCTGCGGGCATATCGTCGCCAAGGAATGCGAGGTGCGAGCACTTTTCAAGGCGCATCGCCTGACGCATTTCATCGGCGGAGATGGCGTTGCGGTCCTTGAGCGCGGCAAGGGCCGTCACGCGGGCGTTGAAGTTCGCGGACTGTGCCGACTCGTTGTCCATGTCGACCTCGTTCCACTCGAACGAGATCGAGGGGTCGATCTTGCCCCAGAGCTTCAGCTGAAGCGCATCAAGGCACGTCTGAATGGCGCGTCGGTAGAGTTCCTGCTGACTGCGGATGTGGTCGTTGTAGTTGCGCAGGTCGGACTCGCCCGTAGCGTTGAAGCCTGCGGGCGAGATGCCGAAGAGCTTCACGGCGGGCGTGCGGTTGACTGCCGCGATCATCTCCTGCGCCTGCTTCACGATGTCGGAGACGCCGCTGATGGCAGTCGTGACGTTCTCGACCTTGTCCGTGTCCGTGTTCGCGAGGAACACTGAGTTGTTGTCACGGTAGTGCTGTAGAACCTCCATGACCGCGTCGAGCTCCTGAATGCCGCCCATCGTCGACATACGTTCCTGCGAGTTCGTGTAGTACACGAGGAGGCTCATCTTCTTGATGAGATCCTGCGCATACACGCGGCATTCGTTCCAATGCAGGATGTAGTCCCAGAGGATCTGGGCTTGCGGAATGCCGAGGAAGTTGTACGCGGGCTTGAACAGCACCGGGGGTTCGTTCGCGTAAAGCGGCAGCAGGCGCGAGGCGTGAACCGTGCGCCCGAGGACGAACCACTTGCGCGGCGTCATGTAGTCCTCGCGGAGCGGGTCGATGCTGTTGTACTCGCCCGGGGAGACGTTCACGGGGTCGACCACGACGAATCGCAGGTCGCAATCCTTGCCGACCTCGGCAGACTCGGCGATGAGGCGGAGCGGGAGCTCCAAGTCCACGTCCTCGCCTTCCGAGGTCTGCGCGCCCGTGTCGATGAAGATGAACGCGCCGCCCATGAAGCCGACTTTGGCAATGGCCTGATTGAACAGCTCCTGCAGTCGGTAGCGTCGCTGCTCGGTCTCAAGCTGTTCGAGCATCTCGGCAGGCGTGTCCTCTCCACCCGTGATCTTGATCCATTCGCGGGTTACGTCGTCCGCCACGGTCTTGATGCAGTTTCGCACCATGCCGTTCTGGGCGATCTGTTGAAGCGCCCCGTATCCGACAAAGCCCGTCATCGGGAACTGCCCCATAGCCGCCGCGTGATCGGCGAGCGAGCCGCACATGGAATCGAATCCCACGGTACGGGTCAGCTGCCGGTCGAGCGCAACTCGTTCGGACTGCTTGCATCCGAGAGTCTGCGGGAGCGCGTAGGTGCGCTTGATGTCCGCAGTGGTGAGGGGGCGCTTCATCGCATGGGCGAGCGCGTCCTCGACCAGAATCCGCCGCGGCGCAGCCTTCGGCGGCTCGGCCTTGATCTTTTTAGCCATAACAAACCTCAAAAAGGCCGTAACGGCCATTGTTCAAATCAACCCCTGCGCAAGTACGCGAGGTTCGATGCGTGAATCTTCGGGCGCGCGTTCTTCGTCAGGTCAGAAAGCGCTTGAGTCATTGAGTCGACCATATCGTCGTGAGCGCTTGCCGGGAACGCCAAAAGCTCGGGGATGAACTCAAGGTCGACCCACGTGGCCGTGGCCGGCGGGAGGAAGACGTTCTTCGCCTCCCAGAGGGTCGACACGGCGTAGGCGCGTGCTTCCTTGGATTCCTTCGGCGTGATCGGGACGATGCCCGTCACATGCTTCTTCAACGTGGAAATAACCGCAGAGCCGTTCGCCTTGTCTTCGACTAGCTTGCGCGTGGCCTCTGGGTGCTTCTCGGAAAGCCGCTCGAACATCTCGACCGTCTTCACGAAGTCCCATTGCCCGCGAACCTGATCGAGCAGGTAGAAGTTGCCGTCACGCGCACCCCAGACCTGACCCACAACGTAGTCGCTTCGGTCCGTGCCCTTGAAGGTCATGTCCCAAGAGCAGACCACGCGGTCAAAGTGCGTCGGGAGCATCTCAGGCGTCCAACGTTGGATCCACTCGGCCTTGAACAGGCCGCCGCCACGCGGGACGGGACGCTGTTGGAACTGACCCGCCGTAGCGTAGCCGCCCATCGTCTTTTCCATCTCGTCCACCTGCGAGGCAGTGAAGCGCTCAGGGAAGAGCAGCTCCCCTTCCTTCTTTCGAGGGTCGGTGAAGCCGATGCAGGTTTTACACCTGCGGTTTTCCTCAAAGCGCATCGGGAGCATCAGGTGCTCATAGCCGAGTTCCTTGGCGAGGATCACGCCCGACGTATCGCGTTCATGCAAGCGCTGCATGATCACGATGATCGCCGAATCGCTGTTGTTCACTCGTGACGGAACGGCTTCTAGGAAGGTTGTCTCAGCGGAGAGCAACGCGGCCTGTGAAAACGCATCGTCGACAGACAGCGGGTCGTCGATGATGATGCGATCGCCTCGAGAGCCAGTAAGGCTTCGGAAAGCCATTGACTCACGAAAGCCAGTAGCCGTGTTCTCGAACTTCTTCTTTGCGTTCTGGTCGCCACACAGCTCAACGCCCCATCGCTCCTGATACCAGTCAGAGGAGATCAGGCGTCGGCACTTGAGGTTGTCTCGGATAGCGAGGTCTTCCTTATGCGCCGTCGTCAGATAGCGCATTGAAGGCTGTCCGCCTGCGCCCCATTCCCAAGCCGGAAAGAAAACGCCCGTCAAGAGCGATTTCATCATGCCCGGCGGAACATTCATCAAAAGGCGCTTGATCTGACCGTTGTGCACGGCCTCGAGGTGCTCGCACATCGCGTCGAGCGCCCAGCCCCACTTGATCGGAGTTGCAGGCTCGAGCACGTGCCACGCCATCTTGCAGAACTCGGACAGGCTGCGCCGCGCAATCTCCTGATCAAGTTCGATCAGTGTCGGCAGTCGAGTTGCCATAAAGCATTTCCTTTACCGCCTTAAGTTTGTCCAAATCAACGCCGGAGAGGTCGGGCGTGGCGTCAACCTTGATTGCGCCGCCGTTCGCGCCCGACAATTCGTTGCGCGAGGTTTCCTTCCAGCCGCAACGGGCTTTCATGTAAAAGATGATGGAGGCCGTGTCGCCCCCTCGAATCTTTTCCATGAGCTTGCCGCCGACGAAAACGTTAGCCTTGGCCTTGCCTCTTTTTATCGCTTCCGCAAAATCCGCATATTCCTGTTTTCGGCGAGTCAGGGTGTCTTGGGAAATCCCAAGAGCAAAAGCGATTTCCTCCTCGTTGTCGCAGACTTGAGCGTATTCCTCAACCTTTCTCAAGTCGATTTGAATTTTTGTTCTAGCCATATGAATACTCTCGGAAGGTACGGGGCAGTTCCGATGTTCGCCGAGTTAAGACAATCCTTCAAACATGGTTGTAAAACTCTCGGTTACTGGGTCACCCCTCCGAGAGTTTTCAAATCAGCGAGTTGTAGGTTTTGCCATCGTCTCGGACAGCTTCAAGCCCCGTCATTTCCTGCCACCGCTTAATGATCACGTCGACGTAAACGGGGTCGAGTTCCATCAGGTAGGCAACGCGCCCCGTCTGCTCTGCCGCAACTAACGTTGTACCAGAGCCGCCGAAGCTATCGAAAACCACGTCTCCTTTCTTGGACGAGTTTTCCATGAGATACCGGAACAGCTCGACAGGCTTCATCGTCGGATGCTCGCCGTTTCTCATCGGGCGATCACAGTCGATAACCGTCGTCTGGCTTCTGTCTGAGTACCACTCATGACTCGCGCCGTCTTTCCACCCATAAAGGCAGGGTTCGTGTTTCCACTGGTAGTCCTGGCGACCAAGAACAAAGGCGTTCTTGTTCCAGATCAGGCACTCGCGCACCTTCCAGCCAACGTCTCGGCAAGCGCCACGGAAGTTGTATCCCTCCGAGTCGGCGTGCCAGATGTAGAAAACGCCGCCCGGCTCAAGGACGGTGTCCGCCATTGAAAACGCATCAACGAGGAACTGCCTAAAGGCCCCATCCTCCATCGAATCGTTTTCAATCGTAAGAGCGTCTTTCGTCTTGCCTTCGTAGGCTACGTTGTAGGGAGGGTCCGTCAGGTAGAGGTTTACCCTACCCCCCCCCACAAGCTTAGAAATATCTGTGGCAGAGCATGAATCACCGCACATTACTCGGTGAACACCAAGCGTCCAAACGTCGCCGCGTTTCGATACAGGGTCTGGCTTAGGCTCAGGAATATCAGGCTCGTCGGAATCGTCAGAATCGTCAACGGTCAATAAGTCGTCAAGCTCTTCCGAAGAAAAGCCTATGTCGTCAAGTTCCACGCCTTCCAGTTTCAGCTCTTCGAGTTCGACCTTTAGCAGTTCGTCGTCCCAGCCCGCGTCCAATGCGAGCTTGTTGTCAGCGAGAATGTAGGCGCGTTTCTGTGTTTTGCTCAGTCCCGCCAATTCGATCACGGGGACTTCGCTCATGCCGAGCTTTCGTGCTGCCGCTAGGCGGCCATGTCCCGCGAGAATGCCGTTTGTGCCGTCAACAAGAATTGGGTTAGTCCAGCCAAATTCTTGGATCGATCCCGCAATGCGAGAAACTTGCTCATCGCTATGCGTTCGAGCGTTTCGGGCGTAGGGTATGAGGTCTGCGACCTTTCGGTATTCCACCTTGAGCCGCGTGGACGGCGTAATTTCGTTGCCCATCTCGACCTCCTCAAGTCGTTTGCTGGACGAAAAAAAACTCCCGTAGTTTCCTACGAGAGTTCGTGTGTTCTTTGTTTTTGGCGTTTACTTGGGAAACGTCAAGCCCAAGGCTTTCAGTCGTTCTTGCGTTTTGGGGCTTGTTGTCAAATCCTTGAGATTTGGCATAACTCGCTTTAAACAATCACTCGTTGCATCAGGCTTGGCGACGGCGGCAGCCTCCTCGGGCGTCAGCGCACCAGCGACCCCGACAGAAACAGCTATCAGTTTGCTTAACCATTCCTCTTTTGGTGCGCGACCTTTTTCAAGCTCTTCCAGACACGCTGTTGCGCCGTCTTGGAATTTTTTCACCATGTAAGGGACGGTCTGGCACTCGCTAAATCGAACGTTTCCGACCGAAAGACCGTCTACATTGCACAGAAGCGCAATTCTCTGCCCCCTGTCGAAATCGGCAATGTAATCGGATTGCTCTTCCTGTTTTGCGAATGTCGCGGTAGGCGTCACAACCCTTTGCGGACTTGAGAAAACAACCATTGCGGTATTGAAGCTGTTAACGCGAACCTCATCAATTCGCCCCTCAATCAAAACCTGTTTGCCCTTGTACTTTTTGTTTGCACGAAGTTCGTTACTCTGAAACTCGCTCTCAATTACGTCGACGTCTTGGTAGATTGGGTTTGTACCTCCGGCGGCTATTGCAAACGTTGCCGCCTGGTCCACGTTGTACGCGCCATTGATGTCGTCTCGCACAATGGTGTTAAAAACGTCCTTTTCGGTTTGCGTCAATCCCGCGAATGCCGAGGCGCAAAACAAACTGGCCACAAAAGCCGTAACGGTTTTTCTCATTTTGGTTTAATCCTATGAAAGACTCATAACGAATGTTTTTGAGTCCTTCAAGGATCGCACCTCGCGCCCGCTTCTCGCATTGGCGTTTCCACCAATTGACGAGTTGCTTGTGTTACTGGTTCTGCTGAACGGGCTTGCCGTCAGAACCGACGGGAACGTAAATGACCTGCGGTTGCTGAGGAGCCTGTACCGGCTGCTTCGGTTCGTCGTCCTTCGTCATGGAGTCGTAAATGGCATTGCCCGCCATAGAACCCGCCGTCGAGCCGACAGCCGAACCCATGACGCTAGACCAGAAGCCGCCACCCGAAGAGGTGGTGTTCTGACGAACGGTCTGATTCACGACGGTGGTGTTTTTCTTCACGACAATCGTGCGCTTCGGTGCATAGGTTCGGGCAGGAGCAGGACGGGAGAACGAACGACCGCCGCTGAACCCACGACCACCTCGTGCTTCAGCTGCTGTAGAAACGAAAAAGGCGACCGCAATGGCCGCCACAATAGCTTTCTTCATAGGTAACCCAAGGAATTAGAGAGGGCGAGGATTTCTCCCCACCCAGGCCTTAGAGCAAACTGACCTAAGGTAGCGAATGGAAACCGCGCGGGTTGCGCATCGTTGAGAGGCGTGCGCGGTGTTGTAAACGAAAAAAGCCCGCAGTTCTTCACCACGGGCTCAATTACATCTTAACTCAAGCTAGCGTCAGCTCTGAAACGCTTGCATACGCTTGCGGGTTCGTTTCTTTCGGGCACGCCGAAGCTCCCATACGGGAGCCCACGGAAAACCGGACTGCCAACTGCAGCTGTCATACGACCTTATTTGGTCATTTTACGCCTCCTTCTCCAAAGATTCAACAATTCGGAAGATCTGATTGACGGCTCGTTCCCTATGCATGTTGAGCGTCTTTTCCCCTAGCGAGAGCTCGCGTTCGATGTCCCTGGGGTGGCGCTTCTCGCAGTAGAACATGCGCAGAACTGCGCGGCTGATGTTACGCATTTCTCGATCTCTGTAAGCTCGGTCGAGCAGGTTAGCGTCGTCGACGTCGATGCCCCGTCTCTCTGCCTGCGGCGGTCGCGTCGGCGGCTCGTCATCTCCCTCTTCCGCCTCGTGGTCATACCAGTAGCGAAGCGACTCACAGAAGACAAGCGTCGCCCCCTTCTTGACTCTTGGGCATTCGCGGTTTGCTCGCACCCAGTTGCGAAGTCGCTGTTCTTGCTCTTTCGTGATCATCAGAACTCCTCAATCCTCCAACCTCCGCCGTCTTTCTTTGCTTGCTTGTAGACAGCTTTGAAAACGAACGGAAACTTCTCAGCAGCAACCTTGACCTTCACACGTGCATCGTCGGTCCAGTAGCCTTTGACCTCGTGCATCTCCATGACGCCGTCAGCTCGTAGAACAGCGAAATCAGGCGTGTAGCGGCATCCATCTGCGAGCTTAAGAGTGACGCCTTCAAAGGCATACCAGACGATCTCCTGCGCGTTTCTGGCGGCTTCTAGCGTGGTTGCATAAGCCGCCTCTGTGCGGTTCATCTGTCCGGACTTCATGCGCCCGAGCGCGAAGACTTTTCTATTCATGTGCGAGTCTCTCGAGGTCGGTGCGTTCCATCAGTCGCAGCATGGAATCTGCCTGATGCTTTGCTGCGCGGAGTGCTTGCTTGACGCGCTTGCGGTTGTCCAAGCGATCCCATGAGTGATTTCTCACGTGCTGGCTTTCATCTGCGCAGACGATCGCGTCGATGGTCGTCTCGAGCGTCTTGAGCGTTTTAGCCATGCGCGGTAGTTCGTCAGGTGTGAAGAGGCTGGTCATTTCGCACCTCCGAAGCGCCCGTTATAGAACGGCTCACCGCCAACGCGAATCCATCCCTTGACGTTCAGGAGCGACAGGCTTTGCTTGTAGAGAGGTACGTAGATGAGCGCATCGTCCTCCCGATATCCGAAGACCCTGAAGCCATTGACAGGACGCCCGTGCCAGGCTCTGAGCAGGAAAAGGCATCGCTCGCCGATTTTGGGGGCATTGAGCTTCCCGTCCTTCTCGATCGGCTCAAAGTCCTCGTCCTTGATTTCGGCCATGCGGGGGCTACGAGTGAGTTGCATCGGTTTCTCCTTTTGCGATTTTGAGTTGTTCAATTTCGTCGGGGCGTAGACGTTGTGGCAGCCCCGCCTTCCGCATCTGCCACGTGCCCGCCTTTTCGAGCTTTAGTGGCTTTTCGGGGATCAGGCGACAGCTGTTGCCGAATCGGCGCTTTTGCGGCTTGGCCCAGACTTGCCCTGCCTCGTCGACTTCGTACTGGTCGAAGCCCTTGATGTTCCACCTCATAACGTCCTCCTGTGGTCAATATGCTTTTGCTCATTCGTCCCAGTCATCGCTCTCAAAAATCCATGCAACGTACATGACGAAAAGCAGGACGATCCCTATAAGGCATTCGATTTCGTCCGTCATGCGAGCACGCTCCTTAGCCAATACAGCGATGAAACAACGGCGGAAGCCGCGTACACGGCCGCAATCATTGCCGATATGCCTCGCAGAAATGGCGGCGTAATCGAATCACCCAAGACCTGTGCCCGATAAGCTGCCTCCTGAAAAGCCCAAAAGATTCCGAGCGTGAGCACGCCGAAGGCCAAGATCGAAAAGAAGAGTTGCGCAAAGTTCATCTCTTAGCCCCTCCAGTCGCGAAAAATCCATGCGATTGCGACTATGCCAACAACGACCGTGAGCACGCACATGTAAGTCCAAAACCCAGTCATTCTCGTTACCTCTCTGGCTCCCCCGTGAGAAGATTGAGGTTGTCTCCCCAGACAAACGTTCAACCAACCCACGGAGGAAAAATGAATCCTGAATCTATTTTTGAAATCCTCGAACTGGCTCACAGCCAAAAACGGATCGTTCGGCTTACGCTGAAAAGTCAGCGTCAACTATCCGTAGTCCTAAACGGCGGGTTATTGCTTCGTCCGGATGGAAGTAATGCAACAAGCGCCTTTGTTGCCTATGTCTTGCCAACGAGGCCTGAATCCTGTCGCGTGTCTCTTGCGCAAACCATCTCTTTTGCTGATGTAGAACGTGCAGAACTTCTCGGAGGAATCTCCACTCAGTGGTTAGAGCAAATCGGCTGTACTGAAGGGCAAATTTCATCCGCCTTCCCTCCGATAAAGCTTTGACACCGCAGTTACACTCCCCTGAGTCATCGAACGCGCATGAGCATCCCCAAAAATGTGGAAGAGCTCGTGCGCTTCCATTCCACCCGTCGGCCAACATTGCCTCTCGATAAGCCACCCGCTTCGCTAGGAATTCTTCAATCGGCATTTCTACGTTCATTACGCCTGGGGCCTGGAAGCTCCGGATAAATTTTTTAAACTTTGTTGAGAACGGCTTTTTGGTCATTCGCTCGCCTCCTGTTTCGTTGCGTCTTCTCGCTGTAGCCGTGCGACAAATCCATCGTGCTTGAGGTATGCGCGTTCTTTCGTTGCGCTGGTGGCGCGGCGATGTGGGACGTTGCAGTGCTCGAGGTGAAGTAGCAGCGTCGTCTCGTATCGGTCGAGCTTGCGTTCAACGAAGACCGGGTCCGTGCGCACGATCCAGTGCCGTCCGCGGGCGTCGATGTATTCGGTTCGCTTGCAGTTGCGACCGGTGAACTCATCGAGGATCATCAAAGCCTCCTTTCTGGCTTAACCATGCTCGACTCAACCAGGCCGATCAGAATCTGGTCGATCTCTTCACGAAGCCTGTGCGTCGTGTCTGCCACATGGCCGATATCGGGAAACTTGCCCGAGACGGTTCCTCTCAGGGCTTCTTCGAGTTGATCGAGGCTCTTGCGAGCGGCGACAATGCCCTCACCTGCCTTGGTCAAGGCTCTGTTTCTTTCGTTCATATATTCAACCGTCAAAACTGTCTGATCCATCAGAACACCTCCTCTGCAGGAAGGTGGGGCTGTTCACGTCGGCAACGGCCGGTAAAGAAAAGCCTGTAAGACGACTGGATGACGCGAGAAATTACGCGTTCAGTCAAAAGGTTTTCCAATTCGGAGCGGTCGAGGTTCGTGACGAGAATGGTTGGGCGACCGTTTTTAATGCGACCATCAATGATCTGGTAGAGACACTTCTTCTCGTCTGCATCACCGGACTGCACGCCAATTTCGTCAAGTACGAGGCAGGACACCATGCAGAGCTTTCCAAGAACGTCAGCAACGTCAATGCGATTGACGCGATCTGAGATGCGATAAAAAAGATTTGGAATGGTGATGTAGTACCCAGGCAGCCCCTGACGATCGAGCTCTTTCAGGATCGAGTAGGCGAGGTGCGTCTTGCCCGTGCCATAGTTGCCGAAGAGCAGAAGACCCATGGAGTTTTTAGAGCGCCAATCCGGTTCCTGTGCGTTATGCGCCCTCTCTCGCTCAAGCTCACGTTCCGTGAACCGCTCGGCAAAGCGGCGGCAGATGGACAGGTTGCGCTCTTCTTCCTGCGTCTCAGGTTGATAGTTGGCGAAGCAAGGCACGTCGAAGTCCAGCGGCCTTTCGCAGTGAAGCGCACGAGTCAATCCAACGGCGCGCTCTTTCGCGTCCGCCTGCATCTCTGCAAGCAGCGTGTTGCGCTCCTTCTCAATTCGTCGACATTCCGGACAGTACGGCTCAGCCCAAGAGCCGTCGCGACGCTGATAGGTGGTGTACGTCTGGACGCCGTGAATCTGGCATTCGAACGTAACCTCCTTCGAAGCGGGGGCGGCAAAGGCCGTCTTGAGTTTTGTGGTGATGTCAGTAGTCATTGTTTACCAGTCAAAGTAGTCACGTTCGGATTGTTTTTTCTCGACGAACTGACCGGGTCGAGAAGGTGAGTGAGTAGGTGCACGTTTGAGCATCGGTCGACGTTTCCAGTCGGGAGCGTTCTTGAAGCTTCTGACGTAGTTACGCCATGTAGCTGCCCAGTCCTTCTTGATTGCTTTAGCTCCAGATAGTCCGGTCCAATAGTCGTGGAAGTCGTCGAAAAGGCGAATGGGGTCAAGATCAGGTTCTTCCTGTTCGGCGAAAGCCTTCCAGTCGTCTGGTAGTTCAGTGATCGTTAGTCGCGATCCCCTGTCTGTTGTCGTGCGCTTCGGCTTCGGCTCCTCGATCTTTTTCGTGGCGTCGGGAAAATGATCGGGTGACGGAGCGACACTCCCTGTTCCTATTCCTTGTTCCTCTTCCTTGTTAGATTCCTTGTTAATTCCTTGTTCGGGTGTCACTTCTGACAGGGGTCCCCTTTCACTTCTTACAGGGGAGGGGTCACACTTCTTACAGGGGAGGGGTGTCACTTCTGAAACCCCTTTCACTTCTGAAACCCCTGTAAGTTCACGCACCCCTTCAAGATGTGAAACCCCTTTCACTTCTGCCGCGGACTGGATTGAGCAATCGCCATCTGGGAGCCTTTCCAAGTGCAACTGGAAATTCCGTCGTCCACCAGGCTTCTGATACGTGGAGATGTATCCCGCCGTCTCTAAATCCTTTACCGCTCGGCGAACAATGTTCGGACTCAATCGCGCAACTCGTGCGATTGAATCGGTCGACGGAAAGCACAGGCCCGATTCCTGATTCAAGAAAAAGGCCAAAGAGTCAAGGACATCGACAAGGGTGCGGTCAGTAAGACCGCATGCCCTCACCTTGTGCATGGCCTCGTAGCTCATAACCGCTCCTCAAGCCTCATTACTCGTCGTTACGAGCTGAGAGACTTTTGCCAGATATCCTTCCGGTCTGTCATAGAGATCAGGCCGGACTTCCCATGGCATAAACCCAGTTGCACGACAGAATGTCCATACCATGTGATCCGGGACTCGCCCTCTCTTTATCCAGCCATTCAAAACTTGAGGCGCAACCTGAACGGCACGAGCAAGGTTTGCCCCGCTCCCAAGCTTCTCAATGGCGCGCTGAATGACATTCAAAACGTCCTCCTTTTGATGTACGCGTTTCGCTTATGCTGTAGCATATCACAAAATACGCGAGGCGTTTACGTCATCTACACTCAAGGTTGTCAAAGGAGGACTTATGGAACTAATGAACAGAGTCCGCGCAATCCTTGACGAGCGAAACATCTCTCAAGCATCCTTTGCGCGAAAAATTGATGTCAGCCCTCAGGTTCTGAGCGGCTGGATGATGGGAAGGAGAACCCCCGGCATTGCTGAATTGGCGGCAATGGCTGAAGAGCTCCATGTCTCACCTTCGTATTTATTAACCGGGCGAGACGACGACCCAAACCGCCAGTCTCTCGTGGACGACGACGGAGTTTGTATTCCGCTTCTCGACGTTCATGCGTCGTGCGGAAACGGCGTGCAGCTTGCTACCACAACCGTAGTCAAGATGATCAAGGTCAATCACCAGTGGATCAACCGGTATTGCGGCACAGCCAATCCGCAAGCACTCAACATCATCGGCGTCACTGGCGACTCAATGACGACTACGCTTGCGGATGGGGACTTCGTGGTCATCGATACCTCAGCAACTCGCGCGTACACCGATTCAATGTTCGCCTTCATGCTGGATAACGATCTTTTTATTAAGCGCTTCCAAAGACAGGGCAGAAACATCAAAGTTATTAGTGACAACCCAAGATATGAGCCGTACATACTCACACCCGAAGAGATGGAGCACGGCTTTAAGGTGTTGGGCAGAGTCGTGACAACGTGTGTTGTGCGAGCCGTGTAGTCCCCCGACAACAATTAACTCGCACCAAGCCAGTCCGAAAGGACTGGTTTTTTTTGGGCCCCTTTACAACATTTACGGGTTTTCCCTATAAGCGAACAGTTTACATTCTTACCCTTATCGCGTATACTTTTCGCTAATGACAGAACAGCAATGCGCTTATTAATCAACTCGCCGCTTCTGCCAGAACTCCGAACTGTAAAGAACGGGCATCGATGGGAAGGGCATCGAATCTCGGCACTTAGCTGTGTCGGGGACCGCCTGAGAAGCGGCTGTAGCTTTGGCTAGAAGGGTCTAGCGACGCGCAGTACAGCTCAGAACGGTAGTCGCAAAGGTCGTGTATGAAAAGTACGCAGGACGGCTGGAAGGTATCTTCCAGTGCGGTTGGGTTGGGGACCACCTGAAAGCGACGGATGCTCGATGGCGACGGACGATCGCCACACGCCCCACGAGCTAGATCAGGATCAGCTGAAACGAAGCAGAGGACGCACGTCCCGAGCGGCCTGAGCGCAGACGATGCGCAGCCGCGACCTGATCGAAAGCCGATCTAAGCCCTTTCCACCGAGAGGGCTTAGGTGGGCTTTCTAAAGGAGATAACAATGGATGTAGAAATAATCGACAAGCGCCTGGTGGTAACGCCAACCACGCACGACGACGTGCGTTTGATTTACGCAATCGCCGCCGCGTGGACGGCGTTCGACGCGGTTATTTGTCCCGTTAGCGGGGAACCACTTCGTTGCAACGAGGACGGTACCGCTGAATCAGAGTTGCCTCAACGCGGTCAAGATCACGAGAAGTGACGGAACGACAAATAAAATGAGCGGATATACTGTCACGACACTTTGGAGATTTCCGTCAATAACCCCTGTCTGAAGACAGAGGCTTGAAAGAGTCTTTATTGACTAGCCTCAGCGCCCCTCTTTCGAGAGGCGCTACGTTGGTTGGGAATGTACAGGCACCGTGGGATGTACATCCTAGTTCCACGCTCTGCGGCCTGTGATTAAAAGCTCTAAGAGGTAGGAGCGGTGTTGCAGGCACCAAACCCCTTCCAACATTGGCGAAGGATGTCAACCGGCCTTCGGGCCGCGTAAGCGGAGCCTGCGGGTATCCGCAAAGATTTAACCGAACTTAGAAAGGAGGACGGCGCTTCCTCCCCTGTCTGAAGACAGAGGTTTCCGCGCCGAATTTCCATGAAACTTGATTGGAACTTGATGCGGACAATCCTCGCGCACGTTGAGGCTGAGACGATTGAGGAGTTCGTGAACGACGCAAACAACCTCGACGAATGGAAGGAAGGGCAGCTTCTTTCCGAACACCGCAATCGCGATCAAGCTTTCGCCAAAGAGAAAACGGTGCCTCTGACGCTGGGGACGATCAAACTGATCTCCGCCGCCGCCATACAGAAACTGCTTCTCTAACCTACGACACTTCATCAAGCCCTCGGCACACGCCGGGGGCTTTTTTATTGCCGTCTCGCGGGACGGCTACTAGGAGAACAACGATGACAAAAAGTGACTTCGACGTCAGGCTTGCGCATTACCTACGTTCGATTGGTCGCGAGACCTGCGGCGAAGCCGATGTCCATGAGTACGCGCTCCTGAGCATCGCGAACGCCGCCGCGCTTGCCTTCTACATGAAGACCGAGCCGACCGTCATCCACTGCCCCGCAGCGGAGAAGTACGAGCAGGTGGCAGTCAACGTCCAGTGCGTCATGGACGAACTTTCGTAACGACTTCGAGGGCAACGGCGTGACGCAGATATGCGCCGATCTGGCGGCTCACTAGGCCAGATCCCAAAGTCGGGGCATCTGCAGACGAGAGGCTTTTGCGTTCACCCCGGCTCCCTCACTCACTCACCAACCAACCAGAAGGCATTCACGTGCCGCCGGCCATCGAAAGATGGTGTCTCTCCTTCGGCGGCATCTGAATGCCTTTTCTCATTCCACACGGAGAGGAAGTTATGTCTCTTCTCGATTTCTTCACCGGGCGCAGCGCCGACGAGCTCGTCCAGTACGAGCCTACGTCCGAAGACACCATCGCGTTCGGCCATCGCCTTTTTACGATCGGCGGCATCGTCGCAATCGGTCTCACGGTCATCGCATTGAGGTACTTCGCATGAGCAACGGTTTTTACTTCGGCATGGGCGGCGTCCCGTCAGTGTACGACGAGTATCCGGACGAACAGCCGATCCTTGTCGACGGGTACGTGCTCGATCTCGACACGCTTACAGCTGGAGGCGAGCTCGTCACGATCGAAGAGTTCACCGAAGCAGTCAACGACGCGGGGCTCGACAAGGACATCATGGAAGACTGCCTCGAGGAGCTTCGCGTGCTCTGGCAGGAGCGCGAGGAGGAGGAAGCAGCATGAGCTTCTCCGACCCGGTCCACATCATTGAACACATTCCAAGGGACTTCGACATGAAAGCAAACCACCAACGCAGGCGATACAAGCTGCCTGCACAGCTCCGCAAGGAGGCACACACCAAGGCTCAGCCGGCGAAAGCCCCTGAGCCTTTTTCATGCGAGCGCCCCGGACGCATCTGGACGCTCATCACCTTCTTCGGTGCGCTGGCCGTCATCGCTGGCGCGCTCATCACTGGAGCATGGAGTAACGAATGAAGACTTTGACTGACATCGCGCGAAGCATCGCGCAGCAGGCGGAGCAGACGCCGAACGCCGACATCGACGAGCTCTGCGAGAACTACGTCACGAACAGGCAAGAAGAAGTGCTTGCGGCGTATCTCGTAAATCCCAATTCCTCTACCGATCTCATTGCAGCGATCACGAGCCTTAAGGACGCAAGCTCGGCAAGAGAGGTCACCAAGATCATCGACGCCATCAACGACGAGCTCGAAGTTGCGCTCTTCGAGGCGACAGAAATGATTTTGTATCGCGTCGACTGCCTTCTCCATCCCGAAGCCGGCTTTGAATGCCCAAAGGAGTAAGCATGACGATCACCACAACAGCGCTTGAGCCGCTCGAGCTTCCGATGCCCGAGCCAGAGGACGAGGACAAGGACGACTTCGACCCGTATCCCGAGTACGACAACCGCGACCACTTCGAGCGCGCCCAGTGGTTCGGCGAACGTGCAAAGCGTCCCGAGCCGATCTACGACAAGACTCTCGAAGACTTCTACGCGATCAACGACGACGAAATACCTTTCTGAGGACGACACATCATGACATTCACTTTCAAAAAGGCCGTTCGCAGCGCCTCAAAACTTCGCCTCGCTCTGTCAGGAACATCTGGCTCCGGCAAAACCTACGGCGCTCTTCTGCTCGCCAAGGGGATCGGCGGCAAGATCGCCGTCATCGACACGGAGCGCGGTTCAGCATCTCTCTACGCTGACATGTCCGGCATGCCTGAGTTCGACGTTCTCGATCTGGACGCGCCCTTCACACCAGAGCGATACACGGAAGCCATCAAGGCGGCCGAGGACGCAGGCTACGACATTCTCATCATCGACTCGATGACGCATGAATGGAACGGCAAGGGCGGCTGTCTTGAGGAAGTCGAACGCATTGCGAAGGCACGCTATCGCGGGAACTCGTGGTCTGCCTGGAACGAGATGACACCTCGCCATCGACAGTTTGTCGACGCAATGCTCACCAGTAAACTCCACATCATCGCGACGATGCGGAGTAAGACAGAGATGGCGCAAGAGGACGTCAACGGTAAGAAGGTCATCAAGAAGCTCGGCATGAAGGTCGAGCAGCGCGACGGAGTCGATTATGAGTTCACGATCATGTTTGATCTCGTCCACGACGGGCACTTTGCGAACGCGTCGAAAGACCGTACCGGACTTTTCTCCTCTCGCACTGATCCGCTAATTCTCACACCGGAGGTCGGCGCAGAGATCAAGAAGTGGCTCGATAGCGCTGGCGTCACGCCAGACGAATTCGCCGACCTTATGTCCCGCACAATCAGCGCCGAAACACCCGACGAGCTAATGGCAATGGGTAAGGAGATTGCCTCCAAGGGTCTCTGCTACGAAGACCGCGAAAAGATCGCGCAAGCATTCAGAGCTCGTCGTCACGAACTTGAACAAGCAATGACCGAACAGGCTACACAGGAGGAAGCTAACAATGGCATCAGTGAATAAGATCATCCTCATCGGGAATCTCGGCAACGATCCCCAGATCCGCGTAGGCGATCACGTCATCGCGAATCTCTCCCTCGGCACGTCACGCAAGTGGCGCGACAAGGACGGCAACGTCCAGCAGGAGACCGAGTGGCACCGCATCTGCGCATTCGGTCAACTAGCGGAGATCATACGCGACTACACGGCAAAGGGCGACCCGCTCTATGTCGAAGGTCGTCTGCGCACACGCAAGTATGAGAAAGACGGCGCAGAACGCTACGTGACGGAGATCATCGCTGAGCAGATCCAGCTCCTGCGTTCAAAGAAGGACAACGATGAGAATCCGGCGCAGGCCAAGCCTGCCGCACAGCGACGCGCACCCGAGCCGGCATACGACTCCGACGTACCCTTCTGACCTTTTTGACAACGCTGTCAAATTGATCAGTCATTCGATTTTTTCGAATAACTCAAGCCCTCGGCACTGCCGGGGGCTTTTTCTTTGAAAGCATAAAAAAAATGACGCCAGAGGAATTTGATTACTTTCACGAAAAAGTTTATCGAGGCATGCTTGCCTTTCTTGGTGGCATAAAAAGCAAAGACGCTTTTTTAGCAGGCAGAAACGCAATAGAAGTTGCGATGAAAATCGTACTGGATCCAAGAGCTCAAATCATTCTGAACGACATTCTTGACGAACTTGAAGAAAAGGGAGACCCAAGATTCATTGTTGAACTAAACGTGATTTGCGCCCTAGAGAAGTGCGCCAAGCTTGTAGCGGAAAAGCAAAACCAGCCAGTAAACACAGAAACACAGGAGAACAATCATGAAATTGTATGAAATCCCAACCAAAATCCGAGCTGTGCTTGACGGTATTGACTGTGATCCTGAGACTGGGGAAATCCTGAATGCCGACGCGCTCCACGCCGTCGAGGTCGAAGCCGCCGAGAAGATCGAGGCCACGGCGCTCTACCTTCGCGAGCTCGATGCCGAGGCCAAGGCCGCAAAGGACGAAGCCGACCGAATGCTCGCTCGCGTCAAGTCCATGCAGAAGCGATCCGACTACCTCAAGTCCATGCTCCTCGAGGCCCTGCACGCGACTGGGAAGGTCAAGACCGCACGCGTGACCGTCTCGATCCGCACGACGCAGGCCGTCGAAGTCTCCGAAGGCGCAGACCTGCCCGAGGCCTACACGACCGTCAAGACGACCGTAAGCCCGAACAAGGTCGCCATCAAGCAGGCTCTGCTCGACGGCGTCGAAGTCCCCGGCTGCCACATCGAAGAACGCGAAAGCGTCCAGATTCGCTAGAACCTACTCACGGAGGTAGCAATGAAAACCACAAAAACGAACCCCGCAAAACTGCTTCTGCGCTACCTCTGGCCGCGCATGCAACGCGGCGAACGGCACTTCATCATCGACGACACTCAGCTCGCTTTCAGCATGACGGCGCAACAGCTGAGCAAGGTCGTCAGGCGATTCAACGAAACCGGGCACGAACTCAATTGGCCCGGTTTTCATTTTTCCGCGAAGGTGCTCGACATCTACCGCCTCGAGATCACAGCCGCCCGAGAAGCCGACCCCGTGCCTGAAGGAGCGCTGCTATGAGGACTCCCCTCTCACTCATCACGGCCGCCATGGCCACGCAAGGAACGTGAGCATGAAGATGACTTTACCAACGAATAAATATGTTGCCGAAATCCTTGAAGAGGCAAACATAGCCCCGCTTGAGGTTTCTATGGCGATTCTGGAACGAAAGTCGGTCCAAGAACTCGCGGAAATGTTCAAGTCGTACATGAAAGATGCAACGAGCGACCAACTTCTCCTCTCTGCTGAAGTTTCTCGAAAAATAGGGGAAATCATGATCGCGTCAGTCGACGTTTTTGAATTTCTTGCAAAAGAGAAAAATCATGAAAATCAAGATTAAGAAGCTGCACCCGGACGCGAAGATGCCCAAGCGCGGCACGAAGTACGCTGCGGGGTTTGACCTGTACGCCGCCGAAGAGTTCGATGCGCCGATCTTCGAAGAGCAGACCGTTCGCATTCAGACGGGCCTCGCCTTTGAAATTCCTGAAGGATACGTTGGCGTGGTGTACAGCCGCTCCAGCACTGCCCTCAAGGGCCTCATCATCACGCCTTTGCTTGTGGATGCCGACTACCGCGGGCCCGTCTACATCACGGTGAAGAATGCATCGGGCAGGCCGTACATCGTTCATAACGGCGACCGCATTGCCCAGATGCGCATCGAAAAGCTCGTTGACACTGAGTTCGAGTGGGCTGACGAGCTTTCTGAGACTGACCGAGGCGAGGGCGGGTACGGGAGCACTGGACGATGACGCCGACCAAAGCTCTCCACGACAAAAAGCTCGAACTCAAGAAGGGCAAGCTAGCCGTCTGCTCCAATGTCACCTGCGCGTTCAAGCCGTTGTCCAACGGGAATGTCAGCTTTGTCGTCTGGTGGCACAACTGGGCTCGAACCTTCTACATCGACAACCTCAGCCCGTCGCAGGCGCAGGCCATCCTGGCCGCGCTCAATGGCGCGCTCGAGGCGGCACAGGAACTCAAGGAGATGTAATGCCGAAATCCAAGTGGCGACTCGGATCACTTCAACGTCAACGTAGGCGATCGCGTCGCGAAGCTCTACATCATCCCGCTCCCCGAGCTCGAGCTCGAGTGGGCTGACGAGCTGAGCGAGACCGCGCGCGGTGCGAGCGGATATGGATCTACAGGAGATTAAGGAATGACGATCAGTGAACTAATCGAACTCCTTCAGGAGATTATGGAAAAGGAAGGCGACATCGAAGTCGCGTACACGTACAACGACGGCGGCTACCCCATGATGGGCGAAGAATATGCCGGGGGCGTCGAAGTTCGGCTTACCCCCTACGGCAAGGCCGTCGTGATCTGGTAAGGAGGACGAGGAATGAAGTACAGATTAAAAGACCGCGAGCTGCAGAAGAAGCTCGACGAGCTGAGCGACGGAGACTTCTCCGCTCGGCTGCACAAGGAGCGCGAGCTCATCAAAGACAGTTTCAAAAAAGAACCGCGGCTGCACGTTCTCTGGTTCGGGGAGGGCTCGCAGTTCTCCGCCGCGCTGTACGCCGACATGCTCGAAGAGGTGCAGGAGTACGACCCGCACGCTTGGAACAAATACCCCGAGGTCGAGCCGCCGAAAGACGTCTGGATGCGGTGTGAGAACGTTTACGGCAGCGAGCCAGAACGTCTCGAACGTTTCGCCGCGCGGTACACATCTCAATATGAGGACGGCGAGTGGGTCGACGCGTGGTTCAGCAACGGACTCCGTCGTGATGTTACCAGCTTCCGCCCGTGGGACGAGGAGGACGAGGAGGACGATGAAGAATGAAAACCCCACGGTTTGAACTGAAAGACTTTCGTCTTAATGAGATTCTCTCAATGCTCACACCGCACAGCGGGCCGAGCCTGTCGGAAGAACTCAATAGAGTTTGGACTGGCGAAGCGAGGACCGTCAAATTCGGCAATCGCTTTTCTGTCGATCTCACCCCCGAAGACGTCAAGGAAAACCCGGAGTTTCGTCCGAACGAATGGAACCCAACGAAGTCTTGGAACATCCCCAAAAACGTCGACCTGATGTTTTCGATTCAGGAAAAAGAATCAGGGAAAGAAATCGCACGATTGCGTGGCCACTTCGACGGTGAGAATTTCAGAAGACCAAGCGGAGAGCCCATGTACGCATTTTGCCGTGGATTTCATGCAACAAAGTACAAATCGCTCATCAAGTGTTGGCCTGATGATCAAAAAAGCGAGTGGATCTCTGGGGACTTTTTAGCTCGAGTGGCTGAATTTGATCGTCGACTTGTAGAAGAAATGGAGGGGTACGAGAAATGCCTGTCAAGATGAAAAAGGAAATCCGCAAGCGAATAGCTTGCATGATGGGCACAACACAAAAAGCGATCCGTGAGGCAGAAGCGGAATGCGATGGACGAGCGTTCATGTATCACGCAAAAGGAACGCTTTGCGGCTTCTACCTCCTCCACGTCCCTGTCAAGGGAAAAATCGCGCCAACGCTCTTTCCGACTGAGTACTTCGTCAAACAGCAGGAGGAGGACGAATGAGGCCTGAAAGAGAATACAGACGCAGAGCAATCGTCGCCTTGAACGTCATTTCGGTACGCGCGCTTGCAAGAGCCCGAGGCGCGGGCTGTTACGGGGCAACCGGAGCATGAAAATGAATGAAGAGGAAATTCTGCAAAACATGGATTACGTCTCCGAGCAACTGGTCGGAGCGGCAGAGGCGATCAAGGCCGACACCGATGAGCGACGTTTCGACGAGGCTTACGATCCCATGTTGCGAGACGTGATGATGATGGCGCGGGAACTACTGCACCTGCGTGACCTGCTCGACGAACTTCGAGAAGGCGAGTAACCCACAGGCCGACACCTTGACCGAGGCCGCCGCCACTTCCTGCGAGGAGAGGAGGGGACGGCGGTCTCATCACATGAAGAGGACATGATGAAAAAGTATTCCGAAAAGGGGTGGAACTGGCTAATCGACCACTACCCGCATGAACCTGGTCGCTACTGGTTCGAGGGGTTCAACCCGGTCGAAGGCTACCCCAACAAACCCGACCTGACGCGCAAGGACATACACGTCCTCGCCGATGTGGACGACATCACTCACCCGCTCGACGCGACTGCCGTGACCAACGGCGAACCTTTGTACAACCTCTTCTTCTTCGCCACCCTGCCCGGTGCTGACAACCTCGTTCGCTTCAAGCGCTTCGACGAAGAGGCCGACCTGAGGCGCGTGGGCATCAAGATGTGCGCAAAGTCGATCGACGAGTTTACGAAGGGCTTCAGGCTGTTCGCCAACGCTAGCCGCCAACAAGGGCTGTTCGATCTCGGCGTAGACCTGCTCACGAATCCAGAACTCATCAAGCGCCCCGACTTCCGCTACTCGAAGATCGCCTACGACGCGATGCGTCAGACCGACGGTAGCAGCGGGGCTTTCTGCATGGGCTACCTGACGGCCAAGCACCTGAGCGAGTCGTTCCCGCCCGCCACCATCCCGACACTCGCCGAAACTTTCGCAAAGGACATCTAATGGACAAGACCAATCCCAAACACTACCGCGACGCGGCCATCACCCTCGAACCCATCGACCTGTGCGAACTGCTCGGGTTCAACCTCGGCAACGCGGTCAAGTACATCGTCCGCGCAGGCCACAAGGACGGCGAATCCGAGGCCGACGATCTCATGAAGGCCATGTTCTACCTCGACCGCGAGATTGATCGGGTTCGCAAGGTAGAAGCCCCGGGAGGATACTCTGAGGTCGCCCTCTGGCTCGGCCAACACTTCGCCCTGAGGAACGGCTACCTCGACCTCCTCTTCCCCACGATCATCGAGCAGGAAGAGGACAAGATCAAGGGCATGATCGAATGCCGCAAGGCCGTGGCAAAACGCTACGCAGAACTGACCCGTCGATAAGGAGACATCATGCGGTCGAACTCAAGGGGCGACATCATCGCCCTGTGGATGCGCGGGTACCTCCGCGCGATCCCCACATCTAAGCTCGGGCTTCTCTGGCTCGGGCTTTTCTTTTACTCGATCGTCGTGCCGACCTCGATCGCGTGGGAGCGCGGCTTCATCATGGGCTTCAACTTCTGCTTCCTGATCGGCGCACTGGTGATCGCCACGAAGATCGCCTACGACTTCGTCCAGTGCCACCTCTGGCGCAAGGTGCTTCTGGTGTGCAGGATCGACGGCGTCGAGTGCGGTCGCTACCGCCTCGTCCTCCCGCCGGGCTTCGACACATACGAGGAAGTCCAAAAACAGCTCAAGGGGCAAATCTGAGGAGACGCCAATGCCTAAGTCAAAGAAGCCCAGAAAGAAGGGGGCGCACGGACGGGAGCAGGCCGCACGCAGTCGCCTGCTCCGCAACCAGTTCAAAGACCCCGCCGAATGCCGCCGCCTCGTCAAGATCGTCGAGGATGCCCGAGCGGCTCGGCACAAGGGATCCGCGCAGCTCGGCTACCTGTTCGCGCTAGCCGACCAGGATTTCATGGTCGAACGCTTCATCGAGGCCTTTATGGCACTCGAGCGTTGGCAGACGACCGAGGAAATGGACGACTTCTCGCTTGTCAACTCGATGCTGATGATCGGGGCAATCGCCTTCCTCAAGGTCGGCGTGCAGGAGTCTGAGCGCCTCGATGAGATCCGCCGCGCGGCCTATGCCGCAACCCTCGCGATCGACCATCGCAACATGGGCCGCCGCATTCCTGACGAACTGATCGAGGACACCCGCGAAGGCCTCACTACGGCACAGATGATCTTCGAGGCCGCGACCGCCAACGGAATGAATCAGGAGCTGATCGAAGTGCTGAAGGAAAACGACCCCGAACACATCGCCAGTACGCCCGGACGATTCCGCGAGCATCGCCGCCTGATCCTCGGGGACTACCTCGAAAAGGTTCAAGCACTCGAGGCCGCGCAGGCCGAACGCGTCAACCATATGAAGGTGACGGGCAAGCTCCCGCCGCCTCCTCCACTACCCGCCAACTAGGAAACCATCATGAACAGCACCGCAACGCACCACGTCGAACAACTTCTCAAGACGAACCCGCACCGTGAGTTCACGGTACCCGAAATCGCCTCACTGGCTCACCAGCCCAAGGCCCGCGTGAACGGCATCCTCGAAACTTTGGCCGGCAAAGGAACCGAGCGGCACGTCCGCACAGTCCACGGCCTGACCCTCGTTAGCTTCGGCGGGCGTCTCTCCTTCGCAGAGGAAGAACGAAACCGAAGGCTCGAGCGCGAACGCCTGAAGGCCGAAGAGGCGAAGCGCGAAGCAGAAGAGGAAAAGAGTATGCGCGTCGAGCGCATCGAAAAGAGAAGGATGCAGGCCGAAAAGATTCGCATTATGGCTGCCCCGTCCCCGAACTGGTTCGACGCAATCGTCTGCGCAGGAGACGCTCATGCTTGACGATGAACGCGAAATCATGCTGTACAAAATCGTGAGCTTCCTCCGCAGACACGCGAAGCAGGAATTTTCCGCAGCTCAAATTGCCGCGCAGGTGAACGTACACACGGGATTCATCACGAGCAACATCCGCACGCTGAAGGAACGATGCGCTCCGATCTACGTGCGGGTTTTCAACTCGATCCACTACCTGAGCATGACCGATCACAGCACCGGGCAGGCGCACCTGCACAGAGAGGTCGCACGCGAGAAGCAGGTGCGGCAAATCCTGGAAGGTGCTGCGCCAAACTGGTTCGACGCTCTGGCCACGCCCACCGCCCCGGTGCGGGATGACGGCGAGATGCAGGCGGCAGTGGCGCGGGTCAGTCAACTGGCAGAGAAGGATCTGCACGAAAAGGAAACGATGGCCGCCGTGATCGACATGATCGACCGCGAGGAATTCGACCGAGCCGAGCGTGCCCTCGCGGCGTACAAGGCACAAATCATGAGCAAGGCCGAACTGATCGCGGAGGCGATCGCACAGGTGAGAATGGCAAAAGAACGGGAGGTATTTCAATGGACGGGTGGTTAA